GCGTTTGTTTAATCGTTTTAAGAGTTCGTTTTCCAGCGCCGGGATCGCGCCATCAGGCAGTTTTTTTGTACGTTCGATAGTGACTTCAACCTTCATGATCATCCCTCTCATAAAAATACTGTATAAATAAACAGTACACCCATACGGGAGAATGATCAACTTGATAAAAGCACAAATTGCGACACAGGTTTGAAAAGTTAAGTTGATGTAACCCATTGAATAAAAAAGCCACTGTTTAAGTGGCTTCGAGTTTTACCGTTAGGCTGCCTCTTCACTGACGTGACACAACTCAGGGAGGTTTGCCCTTACCAGTGCCTCGGCGAACGGCGGCGGTACCGCATTGCCACAGCGCGCCACTCATGTATTCTAATTGTGGGAAAGCCAATAAAAATTATCTTGACAAAGCATCAGGGTCCGATGAAGATGTTCGGTTATTTAAAATAAAAGGATGATATGATGATCGAAAAAATAGTGCTTCTAAGTGCTGAGATTGAAAAACAATTGAAAGAAAATGGCGCTACCGGTGCAGGACTTAAAGAACTTCGTGAATCCATCTCATATAAATTACCAAGTGATGTTATCACTAATCTGAAATTTATCACGCATCTTCGTAATCAGGTAATACATGAGGGTTATTCTTGCAAAGATTATGAGGCTCAACGTTTCATATTACAATCAACTCAAGTAATAGAATACCTCAAGAAGTCATCTAAAGTAAGCTTTGAAGATGACTCTTCATCACGCATTAAGGAGTTTTATGATCCATCATGGCATGAAATTTATTATCACGAAGGTTTCGCTGACATTCAAAAAATAACTTACCAGTTAAGCTTACCTATCCCAAACTCACCTGCTGCAGGGGTGGAACGCAATTCAGTAAATGCGTTTTTAGAAAGAGATAAATTAGAAGATGCTCGTTACGAACTAGCTGCAAAATACAAAATTATCGAAGGTATTGGAAAGCATAAAGCTAAAGATATTATAGAGATTTGGGTCAGGAAGGGGGTAGCATATGCAAGAAAAAATAATTTACCCCTCTATAAAAGAGAATTATTAAGAAAACAGAAAGAATTGACAAAAGCCGATCTCTTACCTGTGTTAGGGGTTGCCGGATTAGTAGGAGTTGGGTACTGGCTTAAAAAAAAATTCTTAGATTGGTGAAGTTTAACAAGGCTGACACCTACTTTTACATGGGTGTCAGCTTTATTCGTTGATATTATAACTGCCGACTGAAGCTTTTCCATGACGTGTGCTAAAAGTGTGGAATGCACATAGGCGTAGGTAGACAGTACAGTTTCTGCATGCTGGCTGATGGCTTGGCGGACGCGCTACTTTGATTACTGCTGCTAATACAGGCATCAGTCAATGCCAGCAATTTCTTCCTTCCTGGCGCGCGCCTGTATGACCTGCATGATTTTTTCTTTCATATCGCTCATGCCGCTTGCTCTTTCACGCAGCACATCTCCGGCAAATTAGCCCGTAACAATGCTTCAGCGAACGGCGGCGGTACGGGGTAGCAATTACAGCTTATCGGGAATGATCACTCAAACATGCCAATTATTTTTTGCACGTTTCAACGTACATGTGATTTAATGCTTGTACTTTCACAGCACGAGTAAATAAAGATGATAGACATTATCGACCACGAAGAAGGCAGCGAACCGCAGGGCAAGTCCAAAGGTGGGAAGGCAAGAGCGGCAAAAATGACGCCCGAGGAAAGAAAAGCGGCGGCAGTAAAAATGGCAGAAGCAAAAAAAGAGTTAGCAAAACTCCCTGAGGTTGCTTACGGTTCGCCAGACACCCCTCTTCGCATAGGCGATCTCGAAATACAATGCTATGTATTAAGCGATGGGACTAGAGTTTTATCTCAACGAGGGATAGCAACGGGTCTGGGATGGTCTGGGTCAGCTGCCGGTGATCGACTCTTAAATTTAGTCGGCGGTGATAGGGTAAAACCTTTTTTCAACAATGAGTTAATGCCGGTTATCGAAAATCCTTTAAAATTCAAAAACCCATCAGGTGGTGGTATAGCGCATGGTTATCCAGCAACTCTTTTAGCTGATATTTGCGATGCATTGCTGGCCGCGAGAAAGGCTGGAACTCTACAGAAACAGCAAGAACACATGGCTGAGAGAGCTGAAATATTGGTTCGTGGTTTTGCCAGGGTTGGGATTGTTGCCCTCATTGATGAGGTTACTGGTTACCAGAGGGACAGAAAGCGTGATGCTCTTGCGGCTATCCTAGAGAAATATATAGCTAAAGAAATGCGCCCTTGGCTTAAAACATTCCAACTTGAGTTTTTTGAAGAACTATGCCGTGTATGGGGATATTCCATGCCCGAAAAACCCGGAGCATATCCTCCGGTATTCGCCCATGTCATACGAAATATCGTTTATGACCGACTGGCGCCCGGAGTAAGATCGCAGTTGCAAGACATCAAGAAGAAAAGAGGCGGCAAGATGCATCAGTGGCTAACTGGAAATGCCGGTTATAACGACTTAACCAGGCATCTCGGAGAGTTAACAATGTTATTGCGCGTAACACCTGATGGCCAAAAAGATCAATTTCTGCAAAATCTGGATAAGTTCAAACCAATATATACGGTTGAGCAGTTGATTGATGCTGCCAACTCAAAGCAGTAAAATAATTAACTTCAACCCGGCCACCGCGCCGGGTTTTTATTAGCTTTCCTTGTTAACTCCGCGACATCCTACGCTCACAAACATCGCTATCAACAATGATTTCTCTCACGCGTAGTTCTCCATGGCAGCGGCCAGCGAACGGGCAGCAGTGATGATCGCCGGTACCGGCATTTTTTCCAGCCACATGCGGTTGATGTGATGTTTCAGGCGGCGCTTTCAACCTGTGAATAGACCATGCCTACTTCAGCGGGCCAGACGGTTTCCGGCACATCCACCAGCAGCAGGCTTTCCAGCTCAACCAAGTGCTTACAGGCGTACTTGAGTAATAGGTCCACTATTTAGCCTCCTCCGGCGCTGGCGGCACGGTGTATAACGCAGTTCCCGCTGGCAGAGCTTTATCAATCGTCGATGTGTCGTTTCCCGCTCGACTTGAGAGGACCTTCGCCACCGGCTCCCCCTTCATTTCGCCATTCTCAACCGCCAGCGCGTCACGCTCAGCTTTCAGTTTTTCGATCTTCTGAACCACATCGCCTACCCCGTCTTCACCAACGGCCTGCATCATGGCTTTTTCCCATTCAATTTCGGCTCTGACAGAGGCGTCACGTTCCAGACAGGCTGTTCGGGCCGCTACCAGCGCACCGTCCAGTCGCCCCGCCAGCTCGGTCAGCAGCTGCGCGGTCTGCGCGCTTTCAAGCTTTGCAACCACATATGCGGCGCGAATTAACTGCTTATGGGTCATGTCTTTCATGCGCGGGCACTCCCGAAAAGTTTGTGGATCTGATAGCCCTGCCAGTTCTGGCGGCACTCATCGCAGACAATGTTCACTGAGTCCGCAGGCTTTTCTGATTCAGTTCGTCTGGCTTGAGTTTTTCGCGCTTCGCGGTAAGCCGCGCTGGTTGCCCTGCGCTTTGCATCGCTGCGGCGGGCACTTTGCTCGATGTAAGATTCGTAATCCTGAAAAGTCAGGAAGAATCCCTGCTTACCCTGTTTGTGTAGGTCGCCGTTTTTACAGGCCAGTTCGAGAAAGGCGCGCGTGATCCATTCACTTTCGCGAAGCAGACTTCTCACTTCGGCGAAGGATAATCGACGCTGTTCTGCCAGCGCTGCCTGAACGGCTTTAACCCGGACCTGGTAGATTTGCTCCGGAGTGCGGAAGTCCTGCGCCAGCCGGTAAACGTATTTCCGCATGCGTCCGGTTCGAACCACGGTTCCACTACGCAACAGGCCACCCAGCAGCGTTGAGGCCCGGTTTGGTTCCATGCCGATAGCCGCAGAAATTTCGTGCAGGTTTGCTTCCCGATTAGTCAGGAAGCTGATCACGGCGTTTACTGAATTCGTTGTCATGGTTTCCTCACTTCACCACGCGCAGGTGGCTGACGTTTTTACGGTAACTGGCCCAGTTGAAGTTCACCCAGATGCCGCCGTCCATCTGCAGGCGGTCCATCACCCGCTCGCCCAGTACGGAGCTCAGCTGGGGATGATTCAGGTTGGTCAGCACACCGACGGGTTTCAGGGATGCCAGGCGGCGATCGATAACCTGGTTCAGGATGACGAACTCGCTGCGCGACTCGCGCTGAACACCCACCTCATCGAGAACCAGCAGGTCCACGCGGCAAAGGTCATCCAGTAACGCGGATTCTGATTCGCCCTCGTCGTAGCAGGCACGTACGCGCAGCATCAGGTCGGGGATCGTCACAATCAGAACCGTGGCGCCACGCTCGAGCAGGTAGTTTCCGATGGCCGCCGCCAGATGGTTTTTCCCGGTACCGCAACCACCGCTGAACACGAAGCTGCCGAACCCCGTACCGAAGTTCTGGGCGAACCGCTTCGCCATCGTCAGCGCGAGCTGTTGCCCCTCGCCGTTAACCTGGTAATTTTTGAACGTGCAGCTGCGGTGCAAATCCTGAATTCCGGAGCGTCCGAAAATGCGATCTGCACGCGCTCTCTGGTTCAGTTTCTCCACCTCGAGGCAGTGCTTACGGCCCTCTTCCTGCTGCCAGGCCATCAGCTCTTCAGCGCTGGAGAACTTGGGTTTGATGCCCGCCGGCATGAGTCGCTGCAGGCGTCCAATTAATTCGCTGCTGGTTTTCATGATCACCCCGTGAATCCGTCTGGAATCGTGTTACCCGGTTGCGGTACCGCGAGCGTCGCAGTCTTCTGCCGACCCGCGTTGCGTTGCGCCTGTTCTCGCTGGCTTCGCAGACTCTGTGCAAAAGTCTGCTCCCACTGCTGATGGTGCTTAACGCGGCCTTCGACAGACCAGTAGTCCCGGAACTGCTGAAGCTCCTCAGGCGTGTAACCCGGCGCTTCACCCAGAAAGATCCCCCACAGCGCGGAGCGACGTTCAAACTCAGGGGCTGGTTTCCAGCTGATTGTGATCGCGAATTTGCCCAGCGGAGGTTCGAACGCTTCCTGAGGGTTTTCTTCGTCCTGAATTTCTTCAGGTGCGCGATCCTCTCTCTCTTGTTTTATTCCTTTCCTTTCCCTTCCCTTCCCTTCCTTTCCGTCAGTGAGTCCTCCATGAGTATTCAGTGAGTCCTCAGTGAGTCCTTCATGAGCACACTGTGAATCAGCATAACTATCTGCGTTATTTTTCAGTGAATTATCACCAGATGCTGGTTTTTGCTCGTCGGGCTGGGGCGGTAACGGAATATTGGAATTACTTGGACGGTTAATTTTCTGGTGTTTCAGGAAACCAGGTATCTGCAAATAGTGACTACCATTCACTGAGTACTCAGTGAGTAGTCCGTGAGCGATCAGTTCCATAATTAACGGCTCGCAGTCGATAGTGTCCGCAGGAAAAACCTGCATCTTAATGCGCTTTGGTGAGCGCTCCAGACAGCCTTTGTCATCCGCAAAGTTGAACAGTCCGATAAAAAGCAGACGAGCCGAGATAGAACATTCGACAACTTTTTCGTCTGTCCAGAACTCCGGTTTGACTGTTCTGATGCGAGCCATTAACTACTCCCGTTATTTACTTGCTTAATTTGCCCAGTCATACTGACCTCGCGATTGATCCCAATTAATTGCACCCGAAGGCCGAAGTGTTGGCGCACATCGGTCTTCACCCTTTCAGAACAGGCCTCGCTGTTCGGTGCGCTTAACGCGCTTTTCTTCGAACCTGTCGGCTGAGGTTGTTTGTTTCTCTGCCCACAACTTCGCGTGTCGTAAAACATCATCGAAAATTTTCCCCTTACGGCTTGCCTGAGACATGCGCCGGTATAAGTCCACAGCCTGGAATGCCCCCCCCTGAGCCACCGGCACCGGAAAACCCAGGCGGATAAGCTCCTCGCGGACGTGCTTCTCGATAAACTGCTCATGGTTCATAAGCGGCCCCGGTTACATGACGCCCAGCATCGAGGTGACCATCGTCATCAGCGGCCCGACCTGCTCGGGCATCAGGCGAAACAACGACGCAATCCCCTCGCTCACCTCTTTCAGCTTCTGATGTTCAGGCGCTTTCATCAGCACGGCCTGTTTGGCTTCCGCGCATTCTTTCATCGCCGTCGCGACGCGCGACAGGATGTCTTCCTGAGGAATGAGCCGGGTACGGAACTCGAGCGGGAGAACGTTAAGAATTGCCGGAGTTAACTCGCGGATATTTGCATGTGCGTAATCGGTATCACCGTCCAGCCAGCGAAAGAGCTTTTGACGCTGGCGGTTGATTTCGGTCGGGAACTCCAGCCCACCGCCGCTGAGTTGATATTCCTCAACAATCAGCCCGGCCACCACGTCCTGGTTATCGATTGCAGCCGCCCATGCACGAACAGCCGCACGAAGCTGCTGGTGAGTAAATTCCGGCTTCGCCTGAGAACGATTTATCATCGTTACCGGAACTGTTCCGGTACTCTGTTGAAATTGAAGTGATTGCATTTACTGCTCCTTAGGTGCTGCTTCGTTAACCGCCGCCTTACAAGACCGCGGAGTAAATTCCGGCCAAATGTGAACCCATTCACTTGGCAAGCAATCAGCCCGAGTAACCATGCCGTCCGTATAACGTTCAATCTCTATGGCGCGGCGAGGAGAAATTGGTGCCGAGCTGGAGGCCATCTGGGACAGAAAGGACATTGAGATCCCCAGCTTTTTGGCAAGCCATTTAGCGTTACCACGTTGCTGAGAAAGGTAATCTTTGAGTTGCATATACTCTCCTTCTAAGGTGTGAAAATGAGTTTACTAATTACTAAACCTTATAGTCAAGTATTTGCTTGTTTAGAATTTACTAATCAAAATGCGCTAATGACCAAAGCAGAAATAAGAAGAATGCAGCTCAAGGCGTGGTTCGCCGATAAATCGCTGCCAGAAAAAGAGAAGAGCTATTTATCCCAGTTGATAAATGGCAAGAGCTCCTTTGGGGAAAGAGCAGCCAGAAGAATCGAAAACGACTACGGCATGCCATCAGGATATTTAGATGAGGATGGTGAACAAGGCGAAAAGCGCCCTAATGAAGTGGTACTGACGTCTGATGAACTTCAACTAATCAAATATTACCGCAGCTTTCCTGACTCCACGAAAAAAGAGATGCTAATAGAGTTTGAAAGTATGTACGAGAAGTTCAATAAACTTTTCAAAGAACTCCTGGCCTCACGTAAGTAAGTATAACGTCTCAATATAACCGCCTTATGGGCGGTTTTTTTATACCTATCTGCCTCATTCAAAACTAAAAAACCTTAAATCTTAATTGTTTAGCGTCAACTAAACGAAAAATGTTTATCAAACACTTTACAGAAACGTTTAGTAATGAGTAAACTTCCAGCATCAACAACGCGCTGCGTTGCTCCGATAAACGTTCCGCCAGCCTGGCGATAAGGGCAGAGGATGAGATGGTTGATCAACACTACGGCACGATGCACATCATTCGCCAGTGTGTGGTTCCGGGAATGATGGCAAAGCACGACGGGCACACCTGGAATGTGTCAGCGGTTCGCGGCAAATACGTTTACCTGCGCACCATGCGCGGCGCCATACGTATCAACGATTGTCTTGTGGAAGTTTTATTGAATGGCTGGGGTGATCCGATGATTCACGGTCAGGAAACCACCGGTGCGAAATGCGCATACTGCAAAAGCCTCCTTCAGCCGGGCGACGAAGTGAAAAGCACCCTGCTTTTACTGCGCGGCAACATGCTTGCCCGCGAAGAACGGCAGTACTGCTCTAAGCAGTGCGCCGGGCACGATCAGATGGCTCACGAGCCATAAACGCAAAAACCCGCCGAAGCGGGCCTTACGTCCGGTAACACCGACCAAAGCATACCGGAATTTTTCACCTAAACCGAAGGCGGCTCTTACAAGCGCCGGGGATCTTACAACCCAAAGGAGCTCAGACGCAATGAACACATATGCGTTTCTCATTAAGGCAAAAGCGAAGTCAGGGGGCAAAAACCTGTTTTGCTGGCTTTCTGCTAAATCCGATACACGCGCCCAGCGTGAAATCGAAAACATTCTGGAAGACGCCGAAATCGAAGTCGGTCGCGGCGCGAATTACCAGCTGCCGATCCGTACAAACTGGCTTGTTGTAGATGATCTGCCCGCCGAGCGCGTTCTGGATGATGCCTGGTGCGATCGTTATGAACTAGGCGACGACGGTATTTCCTGGAGCAAAATCACCAAAGAGGCCAAATCCGTGAATATCCAGGACGAGCGCGCGCAGCTGGAGAAAACAGCCGGGGATAATGAATCAGGACTTCAGGAACGCGCCGCTTCACACCAGTCATACACATTCGAACAGCGTGTACTGGGTACATGGCTTTTCGGCCTGTTTGATGAGCTGAGCACTGAACAAAAAGGTGAAATCGCTCGCCTTAGCATGGATATGGACGCTACCTATCCCCAAAACGTATTACTGGCCTGCCGCAGTCATGACCTTCGCCAGCTTCAGCATGTTTTCCCGGAAACCCTGGCTGACCTTCTCGCTGAGACAAAATCCGTCTGGCCTCTGGACGGTAAAGCTCCCCAGTTAGCGCATCTTGTCGCCTTTTTTGGCGAATGGATTAACGCTCATAACAACGCATGCGATACCGGCGGACATGGGAATCACCAGGTTCGTAGCGATGTAACAGCCAAATGGCAAAAGAAAAGCGGAACCGTAGTTACCCAACGCACTGATGTGGGAACAAACGCTGGCGGCGGCATCGTGACCGATCGCAGCCAGGACTACACGCATACCCTGGATACGCTTGATTACGAGATCGCAGCCGCGACCCTGCCAATGGATTTCGATATTTACAACATCCCTGTATCCATTCACCGCCGTGCCAGAGAAATCATTGAGAAAAAAGAAAGCCCGTTCAGGGAATGGTCAGCCGCGCTGCGCAAAACAGCGGGCATCCTGGACTATTCACGCGCTGCCATTTTCGCCTTGATCCGTGGTGCCGCCGAGAACGTCCATCATTTCCCGGTCAGCCTGCAAACCTACATCAGCGCAAACCTGAAAGAACACCAGCATGACAAGCCAGAGGCTGCAACTGTAGAGGCTGCGCAATTTAGTCGTGAAGCCCTGGATAAACAACTGGCCGCTGACCGCGGCGAATATGTTGAGGGTATCAGCGACCCGGCGGATCCGAAATGGGATAAAACGCCGCGTAAATCCTTCTGTACCCACGAAGAGAACTTACAGCGCGTGCGGGAAGAAGGGGCGCGCCGCCGGGCTGAAGAAGCAGCCGCACAGCCTAAGGTTGAAAACCTCGGCGCTGGAGTGTTCTCCATCGAAGGGCTGACCGGTAACACCCCGGCTAACCCGGACAACGGCCCGGTAACGGGCGACACCACTTATCAGAAAATGGCCGAAGGCCTGCGCGAAGAACTGGAGGTTACCGAAGATGTGCAGATGGAAACGGCTGTCAGTAACGAAATCCCGGCTGGTACACCGGTTTCAGCAGGCGAAGGCGCTGATGCAGATCATCCGCAGGCAGATGCCGTAGCGCCGTCAGAAATTTTCGCGGCCGCAGCGCCGAGCCTGGCGAATCATGACCAGGCGAATGTGAAACAAAAACCGGAAAATGCGCATCAGAATGACGATTCTGCGTATCAAAACACCCAAAAAGTGAATCAGATCGAGCCAGAAGAGGATCAGGAGCCACCAGCGCCAGAATACCCGGCTTTCTTCGAGCCAGGCCGTTATGAAGGGTTACCGAACAACGTTTACCACGCCGCGAACGGTATCAGCTCCACCATGGTGAAAGATGCCCGCGTATCGCTGATGTATTTCAATGCGCGCCACGTTGAAAAGACCATTTCCCGCGAACAGTCCAAAGTGCTGGATATGGGTAACCTGGTGCATGCGCTGGCACTGCAACCGGAGAACCTGCACACAGAATTCAGTATTGAACCTGAAATCCCGGAAGGTGCATTCACCACCACGGCGACCCTGCGCGCCTTTATCGACGAATACAACAATGGGCTGCCAGTGCTGCTCAGCGCAGACGATATCAAAGCGCTGCTTGAAGAGCACAACGCCACCCTGCCTTCGCAGGTGCCGATGGGTGGCAGCCAGGAAGAAACAGCGCAGAGCTATATGACTCTGCCAACTGAGTTCCAGCGTATCGAGGCAGACAAGAAGCAGACCGCTGTCGCAATGAAAGCCTGCATCAAAGAGTACAACGCCACCCTGCCCGCTCCGGTAAAAACCAGCGGTAGTCGTGACTCGCTTCTCGAGCAGCTGGCGATTGTCAACCCTGACCTGGTGGCGCAGGAAGCGCAGAAACCGCAGCCGCTGAAAGTATCCGGTACCAAAGCCGACATGATACAGGCGGTGAAATCCGTCAAACCGGATGCGGTATTCGCTGACGAACTGCTGGATGCGTGGCGCGAAAACCCTGAGGAAAAAATTCTGGTAACGCGTCAGCAGCTGGCGACCGCACGGGCCATTCAGTCGGCGTTACTGGCCCACCCGACCGCCGGTAAGTTCCTGACGCACCCGGGGCGTGCTGTTGAAGTCAGCTATTTTGGGATCGACGAAGAGACCGGGCTGGAAATCCGGGTACGCCCGGACCTTGAAATCGATATGAACGGCATCCGCATCGGGGCTGACCTCAAGACGATAAGCATGTGGAACATCAAGCAGTCAGCTCTGCGCGCCCGGCTCCACCGCGAAATCATTGACCGTGATTATCACCTTAGCGCGGCCATGTATACCGAAACAGCAGCACTGGATCAGTTCTTCTGGATTTTCGTGAACAAAGACGAACGTTACCACTGGATCGCCATTGTTGAAGCCAGCCAGGAACTGCTTGAGCTGGGTGCGCTTGAGTACCGCACTACCATGCGCGCCATCGCGAACGCATTCGATACCGGCGAGTGGCCAGCACCGATTGTTGACGATTACACCGACGAACTGAACGACTACGACATGCGCCGTCTTGAAGCGCTGCGTACGGCTTAAGGGGAATGACGATGGAAAACACCAATATCATCACTGCTGACCAGCAGGCGCCGAATACCATTTCGGCCAGTAATTCTATTTTTAACGTCCAGGCTTTGGGGCAATTAACGGCCTTTGCCAACCTCATGGCCGATGCAACGATTGCCATTCCTGACCACCTTGTCGGGAAGCCCGCTGATTGCATGGCGATTGTTATGCAGGCTATGCAGTGGGGAATGAACCCTTACGCTGTTGCACAAAAGACGTTTTTTGTAGGCGGAAAGCTCGGGTATGAGGCACAGCTTATCAGCGCCATCTTAACAAGTTCTGGCGCTATTCGTGGACGCTTCCATTACGAATACGGAGGTGACTGGGAGAAATGCCTCCGCAGCAAAGACACAACCGTTAAGAAAACCGGTAGCAAAGGAACTTACGAAACAACTGTGCGCGTGCGTGACTGGAATGATGAAGATGAGCTCGGCCTGTTTATTCGCGCTGGTGCGATTATCAAAGGCGAAAGTGAAATAACGTGGGGTGAAAAGCTTTATCTCTCAAGCGTGGCAATCAGAAACTCACCATTGTGGGTAACTAACCCAAAACAACAGATCCTTTACCTCGCCACAAAACACTGGGCTAAAGCATATTGCCCTGCTGCAGTAATGGGTTTTCAGGATGCTGATGATCTTTCGTATCGGGAAGAGAAAGAAATCAATCCAGCCCCTGTGCAACGCATTAGCGTGCAGGAAATTACCGCTGAGGTAACCACCACCAGCGCACAGGAGACTACAACGAATATCGATGCCCTGGCCGATGATTTCCGCGACCGCATTGAAACCGCTGAAGACGTCGACAGCGCGAAAGCTGTACGTGTGGATATCGAAGCAGCGAAAGCCACACTGGGCACCGCCCTGTTTACTGAACTGAAAAACAAAGCCGTGAAGCGCTACTACCTGGTGGATGCGCGCAACAAAGTCGAAGCGGCGATTAACTCCCTTCCGCAGCCGGGTGAACCGGAAGCTGCTGAGCTGTTCGCGAAAGCTGAGCAGACCCTGGCGGCGGCGAAACGCCACCTGGGTGATGAGCTGTACGAGAAATTCAGCATCACGCTGCTGGATATGAAACCTGAGTATGTCGGCTAAGGGAGGCGGGAGGGTTCGCCCTCCCGGTTAACGATGAGACTAATTAACAGAGGCAGCAAACAATCTCCCGTGGCACGACAGGCTTGCGCCGCAGCGCTCCAGGAGCATTACGAGCGTTTCGGGGACTACGGCATAACAGGCAAAAGCGTGGATTACATGATCCGGGTTGACGGGACCAAACTTCGCGTCGAGATCAGGAACTGCCAACACAGCTACATCGCGACGCCGATGGATAAACCGCGCCGGCTACGTGCTCTGGCAAGCCCTGTGATGAGTTTAAGGGGAAAACCATGATCTGTTGTCTTGAAGAGGTACCGAAAGCGCAGTGGCCGGAAAAACTCCACGATCCCAGTCGAACCAACGTCTGGATAAATCCACGCTTTCTGGTGCAGGAGTTTCATGAGGAAGGGGGCGTAATTCGCCTGTCCGTTAATACAAGAGAGTTGGGGTTAGCGGGACGCTGGAAAGACGGCATAAGCTGGGACACGCTCCAGGAAATCAAAAACGCAGTGGGTTATGCAGACCGGGATGCGGTCGAGATTTTCCCGGCGGAACGCGACGTGGTGAACGTGGCGAATATGCGCCACCTGTGGATTTTACCTGAACCGTTGCCATTCGCATGGCGCCGTGACAGCTGATAACAAAATATCAAACGGCCCCGGATGGGGCCAGTGGAGAGCATCAATGGAAAAATTATTAAGCGTAAAGGCTGTATGCGACGTTCTCAGCATGTCTCGCGCCACGCTTTACCGAAAGGTGAGTTGCGGGGAACTACCGCGCCCTCTGAAGGATGGGCCGCGTTCAAAGTGGCCTGAATCGTCTATCGTGCCATACATCGAGCGAATCAAGAGCCAGAGCCAGGCATAAAACCTCGAAGCCAGGACTCGTAGGCGAGCATCATCTCTCGCCGTTCTGGCAGATACTCGGCGTGGTTATAGGCGGCAACGACACGGTTAGCTTCGGCATGCGCCAGTTGCTTTTCTATAACCTCACGCCGGAATCCCATTTCGTATAGCGTGGTTGACGCGGTGGCACGGAAATCATGACTTGTAATGTGCTTCGCTGCAAACCCCAGGTAAACGATAGCTCGGTTAATGGTGCTGTCGGCCAGTGGCGCACGGGGATTCTTCACACCGGGAAGGATAAGCGGATTATCTCCGGCCAGCGCCTTCGCCCTCTCCAGTAGAGATCGGGTGTAAGGCGTCAGCGGAACTGAGTGTGGGCGGCTCATCTTCATTCGCTCAGCCGGGATCACCCACAGATTCTGGTCCCAGTCTATTTCTGTCCACACCGCCCCGCGCAGCTCCCCCTGGCGCACAAAAAAGAATGGTAACAACTGTAAACATAATTTCGTCTGTGTGTGGCCGGTGTAACTTTCCGCTGCAGCAAAATATTTGCGCAGCTCGTCACCAGTCAGGCAACGGGAATTTTCAGTTTTCGGCGGAATAATTGCTCCTTTCAGGGCGGCGGCCGGATCAGAGTCGGCGCGAAGCGTGGCAACCGCATAACAAAAAATTGCCGAGCACCATTGCCGCACTTTTAACGCGGAAGACGTCGATCCGCGGCTCTCCATCTTTTTTAACACCGCAAGAATTTCATGCGCAGTGATATCGCGGATTGGTTTGTTACCGAATGCCGGATAGCAGTTTATCGCCAGAAAGTTTTCTACCTGCTCACAGGTTCCTTTCGTCCAGGTAGGACGCTTCTTCTCAATCCACTCTTTAGCCACAAGTTCGAACGTATTGGCCGATTCGATTTCGGCGCGCTGGCGTTGCTGTTTTTTAACGTCTGTGGGGTTAAGTCCGCGCTTAACCTGCTCGCGGGCCCATTCGCGCTCGCGGCGCGCATCGGAAAGGGAAACGGAAGGATATTCGCCGATAGTATATCGACCATCTTTGATGGGAGTGAGCCAGTACCGGTAGCGCCAGTATTTTGCGCCGGTGGGTCTGACTTCGAGGTAAAGCCCCTGACCATCCTGTAATGTGTAGGGCTTATCCTGTGGGCGGGCGTTTTTAACGCGGGTGTCTGTGAGTGGCAT